GTAAAATTGCCATAGATAGCGTACTTAATGTATATCTTACCGGGGCCGCCTTGAACGACGAATCGATCAAGAAGACCACACAAGGGACAATCATGGGATTGCCCTTGTCATTCCCCATCCTTTGTTTATTGCACATCTTTTGTGCAGAGTACAAACAAACCAAAGGAAAGATAAAGAGTACAGCCCATCATAGATATTGCGTTTTCGGAGACGACCTTGCCGCCTGTTGGACAATGCGAGAATACCTCAGATACCAGCAAACTGCTGCTCTGATTGGTTTGGTCTCAAACAAGAAGAAATCACATGCTGGTTCGCATGGGTTTATCTTCTGTTCGGAACCCTACCGGACCTGGGTTCGGGATCCTTTGGATCCTGAGACTCTCGAATGGGGTAAACTCCATTACAGGTTCAGCAAAGTAAACGTGCCGAAAATGTCTATGATTACGGGCTCCTCTCAGGCCAGCTTAAAGAATGCGGATTGGAGGAACTACATTAATCGCGCGAATGCAGCCATGGACCGCTGCAACAAGACTTGGCAAAAGAGAAGGGTACGAGCAATTATTCTTCGACAGGTACCTGTTCTAGAACGCGAATTCAAGCGTCATGGAATACCAGTATTTAGCCCCCGTGTTCTCGGGGGACCCGGTATCTCGCGCTTGCCTGGCGATAGGCTTCCACCATGGATAGCCAAAATCGCGGTTAGCGTCTTTTGCAGGGACCCTGTATCGTCGACAGAGATAACCCGTAACTTGATGTCACCTTATCTTACAGCCCGGCTTGCCCAAGAGTCTTTAGACCGTCTTGGGGGGGCCTACGAAGAGTTAGAAAAGGTGCCCTTCATAAAAGGAAATCGTGGAACCAAAGTGTCAGTCTTTGAGCGCAAATTGGCCGCTATGGTGCTGTTTCAATCAGCCTTGGATCCCTTAATTGATAAGAGACCGCACCAGGTCAAGCGATCGTGTAGATCCGTTGCAACAAAAGTTGCGATCCTACTGCGTACTTTGACTCCTTCTGCCAGAGTCTACCCTATGTCCTGGGCCACAATCAATAGATTTGTGGCGACACGTAATTCATTAAGGGTAGATCCGGCTGGTGCTGAGAAAGTTCTTTCTCAGTATACACCATATTCTGTCGGTTTTAATGGTAAACCGACGGGCAAGGAGCGTCGAGCTCCTGTACCCCCAGAGTTCCTGGAGGCAGTTCAAGGGCACCACTATAAATGAT